GATTTTTATTACATTCAATACGTTGAAGGTTTGGAAAATGTACTAGGAGAACAAATTGAAATAATTTTAACATTACCCGATTTAAGCGGAATGATGGGGGAACTTTAAAAATAGCTTAATAAATAAATAGACATGATAAACAACAATTACTACTACAAAGTAACGGGAACAATTAACGCAGATACGGGAATTGTAATAACTAACCCAGTGATAAAGTTTGGTTTAACAGGAATTGAATCATCACAGGAAACTGGAATTTATAGTTGTGAATATGAAGTTTATAATTCAGAAACCGACTATTTAAACGGGTTTTATTTTCAAAAAGCATGGGACACCGTAGAAGGTAAAAGAATTAAAAACTTTACATTAAGCGGATTAAACGCAGCAGAAAAACAAGAGAAAATTCTTGCTGATCAATTCGGTTGGAGTGTTGATGATATAGAATTAGTTATTGAGTCAGAATAATTAACTTAAATTCCTTATATTGTATGGTACAACTTTTAAAATAAAAATTAAATGGAAGGAGAAGTATCAAAAGAGAAAGGAGCTTTAATGTTTGTAGCTCAAGCTTTGGATAAAGGATTATCTAAAGGAGCTTATAGTAGAACTGAAGTCTTAGACTATAACCAAGCTCTCATTATACTAAATGAGGTTATTGAGAGTCTAGAACCTAAAGAAGAGTAATTAGAATTAATCCCTTATCTATAAAAGATAGGGGATTTTCAGTTAACGATTATATTTGTTATGTCATAAGTATAAGTTTGCATTTAACAGAAAATCTAAAAAAAGTTTCAGAAATATTCATATTTTAAGCAATTAAAAATAATTGATTATCTTATGAAAAACTTAGATTTAGATATAATGGAAAACTCTTCATTTGGTATTGTCATGAATACCATTTTTTCTTTTTTCGGATGGGCTTCTTTAAGCCAGAACGTTGAGTCAATAAGAGATAGCATACCTTCAATTGATTATTTAAAGATTATTGTATCCCCTGCTGCTGAATCTGGTATAGATGTTACTAGTAAAGTATTGATTCTGGTTCTTACAGGCCTATCAATTGTTACCTCTTGTATTACGATAGGTCAATTCCTTTATAAAATTATAAAGAAGAAGTAATTTCTTGCTTTTTCGTATATTAGAACCTCGTAAAAGGGGTTTTATGGATTTAATAAGATTAATGCTAGGAGTTTATCATAATAAATTCTTAAGAGTATTGCTTTTCATTTTTCTTTGTATACAGATTTTATCTTTATCTTTAAAAATATACACAAGATTTTTCAATGAAAAAGACGATTTACAAGAACAAATTTATTCACTTACTATTTGATAGTAAAAGCGAGTACTTTATATCCGTTTTTAATAACGCTAAAATAACCCTGTCTGATTCTAAAGATATAGTTAGGGATAGGATAGCTGTTTTCAAGTCTAAAGATTGCTATGATTCTATAGTGGTTATTAATAAAAAAACTAAATTTGAAAAAGGATCTATGGATTATTTTTCAGGAGAGGGTTCTAGGTTTATTCGTACTATTGCTATTGTCGATAATAGAAAAAGAGCATGGATGTACTGTTGGTTAATTAATTTGTTATCTTTAAAAAAACCAGGTAAGCCAAATACTAGAATGTTTTTAAAAGAAGAAAAAGCAAAAGAATGGATACAGGAAGAATTGAAGAAATAGAAAGAAAGATAAAAGAGATAGATGATCAATTAGATATGGATTTTTATTCTATTGAATTATCTCCAATTTTAGAATTTGAAAAAGAACAACTAGAAATACAACTACAATTTTTAAAATCAAATGAGTAAATACGAATGGAGTACTAGGAGTAGGGCAGTTTTAAAAACGCTACATCCTGATTTGCAGAAAATAGCTAACCTAGCTATACAGAGAACAACAGTTGATATGGTTTTAGTGGAAGGTGCTAGGACTATAGCTTCCCAAAGAGCTTACTTTAAAGATGGTTTGAGTAAGATTAATCCTGACGCTTATGAAAGTGAAACAGCTCTATGTAAAGTTGCTAAACACATCACAATTACAGAGCATCCTTTGTATGAATATTCAAGAGCATTAGATTTTTGTGCTTATGCTTTTCATAAGGGGAAAAACTATAGTTATGATCCTACCCACTTAGTCTATATATCAACAGTTATAGAGCAATGTGGAAAGGAACTTTATAATAAAGGTATTATTGATCATGTTATAAGGACTGGCATAAATTGGTCGATGGACGGCGTATTGAAGTACGACCAAAGCTTTTTAGATATGCCTCATGTTGAATTATATAAACCAAAGAAATAATGAAGAAGTTTGGAAAGTTTTTGCAGAAAGCAAAAGGAGTTTTAGGAGATAAAGGAAAAGATATCGGTCAGTTAGCCTTCAGTGCTGCTACTGGAGATTTTAAAGGTGTTGTAAAGGAAGTTGGGGATATACTTGGAATGGATACATCAGAAGAAGGAAAAGCTCTCTCAGAGGAGTTTAAATTAAAGCTTGAGGAGTTTGAGCTTGAATATGCTAGATTGCTTGTTACTGATAGAGACTCAGCTAGAGATATGCAAAAGAAATCTTTGGATACTTCAGATAAATTTTCATCTAGGTTCATTTATTACCTAGCTATTTTTTGGAGTTTTATAGGGGCTACGTTTATCGTATTAGTGTTCTTTGTTTCACCTCCTGAAGAAAACCTCAGGTTGGTGGACACGCTTGAGGGGTTTTTACTAGGCACAATAGTTAGTACTATTATAGGTTATTTCTTTGGAGGGGTTATCAAAGCGAAAGAAGATTAATCATCACCAAATAATTTACAGTAAAGGAGGTAGTTATATTCTTTAACTAGCTCCTTTTTTTCTTTAGTCCATTTGAAACTTCTTTTAGTATCTAAGTCTGCTGTCTCCCATTTCATATGATGTTCAGCACAAAGAAGTTCTATATTATTCTTGTTTAGTCTTAATTCAGGAGTTCGACCTTTTGTTAAAATATGAGAAAAGAATATAGGTTGAAGCTTATTACCTAAGTCTTTATTGCATTCTACGCATCTATGAGGTCTTTCATTCCATATCTCTTTAAACATTTCTAACTCTCCTGTTTTCTTTCTTTTCATTTTTTTATACGATTAAAGTGCTATTTATAACACTTTTTGTTATGAATAAGTGTGAGACTATATGCAACCATGTATAAAGTGCTATGTACGGCTCTTTTTGTGGCTACATACAATCTCACACATTTCTACATCATATTCCTTTTATGATCAGGATTAGATGTAAATGTTTCATCTTCTATTACTATTTCTACTTCTGATTCTTTTGGTACGTATACTGTATAACCATCATAAGGAATGTATCGGCAGATTATAAAGGTATCGTTGCTTTTAATCATCTGTCTTTTCTTCCCGTCAAAGTTAATAGTAAATGTGTCACCTGGTGTTAAATCTGATGCTTTCATATAGTTGAGCTCCTTCTTTTATTCAATTTTATACTGCTTATCATTTGTTGTGATACATTAAATTTTAAAGCTAAGTCTTTTTGAAATACATTCGTACTGTTTCTTATAAACTCTACATCCTTATGAGTTAGCTTAGACTTCTGAAGCCCTAAAGAGTAAGAGTGTATAATATTCTCTCTATTAGAGCACCATTCTAAATTGTCAACTCTATTGTCAGATTTAACACCGTTTATATGGTTTACTTGTGGCTTGTTAAGTTTATTATCAATAAAATGAATAGCAACTAGTCTATGAACTTTTACATCTTTTCTAATCCCCTTATTGTACAATGCGGCTGCGTTATACCCTTTTCCGTTGTCTCTGAATTTTAAAAAGCATTTACTTTTAATACTTTTAACTCGACCTATACTACTAATCTCGTAAAGTCCTTCATATCCTTTTATTTCTTTCCAAATTTCCATAAAATAAAAAACCGCTTGATCAAGTGGTGGTAGACACTATCACAAACGGATTTAATATAGTTTCTTAATTCAGCTACCACACTGAGGCGGCAATGTACTAAAAATTTTCGGTTATCCTACATATTTGACCATCTTTTTTATGATGAATAAAAGCTTCTACCGCTACAGGAGCGTGCTGATAGCCATTTCTGTGATGCCAAGAATCTGCTCCACTAGGACTTCTTAATGTCTCAAGAGTAATACCTGGGAAATCTTTTGCTATTTTATGATGAACGTGATGACCGTATACATATCTTCTAGTTGTAGAATCCCACATTTTACTTTCTTGAGCTACTAGCACAGGTAATAAGTCCATTTTAGCTCCATCCATATGTGTAGTACATATTAAGTTATCGTGGTATCTAGTGTATTTCCTGTGGCTCATATTGCAGTCAAACTCCACATCTTTAGACCTATGAAACCAAGAGCTAACAGAGTCAAGTAGCATGAACCCAGACATGAAATCATGATTAGAAGGATTGAATACAACCTCTACAGGCGCAACCTGCATTAGTAATTCAATAACATCTACTAGTAGTTTTTTAGCCATCATAAAAGAATCATACCACATTTTGTCTGTGTCTTGCTTCGTTCCGCTTGTTGTAGTGTTACTGGGTGAGTCCACATGAAGTATATCATTTCCAGCTACAAAGATGACTTTGTCAAATTTAAATCCTTTTGTTTTATTAAGGATTCCTTTTAATCCACTCATAACCCTGTTAACTGCTATTTGAGAATTATAATCCTCACCAGTTTCAAAAGAAGAAGCTATTTTACCTATGTGAATATCAGCAGGATCAAAAACTAAGCAATGAGACTCTTCAGCTGCCTTGTATTTTATTTTAGGGTACTTAGGTGCATAAGATTTCATTTCTTCAATTAAAGAATCTCTAACCTTAAAATAGTTATGCTCCTCTATTTCTCCTTCTTTAACCTTTTTAGGAGCGTATTGAACCCATTGTAAACCGCTAGTCTTTTGAGTACTTACCTTTATTACTTCAAAGTTATCAGGAACTTCTATAGGTTTACTTTGTAGTTTCTCGGTGCTGGATATTACTTCACCGTCTTTGTTTAGTTTCTTTATTGTTTCTACAAACTTTCTTTTATTAGGTGTTGTTCTTTGTTTGTATATCTCATCAGATTGTTCTTGAGTTATGGTGTATCTACTGGTAGTTCTTCTTGGTTCGCTTTCCTTAACTTCTAAACCTAGGTATTCAGCTTCAGACTTATTTAGTCTACACCTTACTTTATTGCTCATTTACTCGTAGTTTTCTCAAATATATAAATAAAATCGGTCAACAAAAAAAAGAGGACTAAATGTCCTCCTTGTAATTTTTTAAATTTACTCTAAAAGTAGATCTTTTACCTTCAGTTCTTTTGTTTATAATTCTACCGTTATCTCCAAAATCAATAACTTCATCGTACCTAGAGAAAGCCATTATTTCCTGCTTTAGCTTTTCTTTTACCTTTGTGAGTCTAGATATCTCATCGGTACACACTTTATATTCTACTGCTTTATCCCATTCATCTCCGTCTCCTTTTCGAAATGTGTCTTCATAAGAGTTTTTATACTTGTCTTTGTAAAACTCTAAATAAGCCTCATTACCACTAGGTTCAGGTTCTAATTGAGTAATCTGTTGATCAATCTCTAACTCTGTTCCATCGGAGCTTAAAATGTCTCTAGCTTGAGTTACACGATTCCAGAAGATATAAGACTCTTGGACTATCTGCTGACACAATTCTAAATCCATCTCTAGAGGAAGAACATTAAAATCTACTCCTGCTACTAAGTAAGCTATCTCTGAATATGTAATACCAAGAACGATCATCTGAAGGTTTGTCTGACATACGTATCTGTGAGGGATACCTAGTTCGTACTTTTCTGATGCGAATTGTGATACCATTTTTATTTCAAGAGCTGCATCTGATTCTATAACTTCTCCTGTGAAAGGAGATACTTGCCCTCCTGGAATTAAGAAGTCTAAAGATGCTGAAATATGAGGGTAGTTAATATTAATAGCGTAACAAGGGATAGGGACTTTATTTCTAATTTTCTTTCCTGCCGTCCAGTTATCAACCCAACCTTCTTCAGTACCATCCGAAAACTCCCATAGGTCAGATATTCTCTCTTCAAAATGAAGCCCATTAACAGTAAACTTACTAGCGAAAGGAGGGATTGTGTAATCTACCTTACTTCTAAAAAGCTTAACAGGATCACCATATTCATCTAAACCAATTAAGGTTGCTATTTCTGATGAACCAATAGTGTTACGTCTAAAAGTATACCAGTCTTCATTTCTTTTACCGTCTTCTGTGAATTGTGGTATAAAAAAACCATACACTTCTTCTTTAATTTGTTTTGCATACTTAGCATATTCTTCTAAATGTGCTAGTTCGTCAGGGAGTTTACACCCTAACTTATCTGTGCTTAAATCTATCATAAAACTTTTAATTGAGTTCCTAATTCTTTTACATAAGGTGACACTATTCGTGTAAACACCCAATCATCTACTTTAATCTCTATTGCTTTATCATAAGGATGAAAGTTATCAACATACTTAAACATATTTACACAATTCTTAGGAAGAACTATTAACTCTCCTAATAAGCGTTTAGTATTAAATAGGAATGATAACTCCGTCTCTTTGATAAATCTCTTATTTGCTATTACGAAGTGTGTCATATTTAAAAATACGGGCTTCACCTTCTCCCGTTATAAAATGTTATAGGCTTCTTTATAATACTGATAACCAGCTAGTTAGAACGGTAAATCTGAGTTATCATCTTCTTCCTCTACTTGAGGTGTAGGAGCTGGTGCGTCCATGTGACTATCTAAATCTGATGTTGCTTGTTCGAAAGATACTCTAGGTTGTGCTCCTGAGTTACACTGAGGGTTACACATTTCCTTTAATTTATCTAATAGCTTATTGTACTTACGTTGGATTACTTGACCTGTATCAGGATCTTTAATCTCTGTAGTTAAAGCTTTCTGCTCGTCAATAGATAAAGCCCAGTCAGATCTTTCTTCTCCGTTAAGTCTAGTACCTACTCTTTTGTAAGATCTGTCATCTTTAGTTGTAGTGTAGAAGCTTAAATCTATTAAATCAACCTTCTCAGCTCCTGCTAATGTGTTAATGATAGATCTACATAAAGCAGAACCAGTAGAAATCTCAACAGCGTAAACTGCATCATCTACAATCTCTAGTTGTAACATCTCTTTGTCACCATACTTTTCAGAAGTTTGAGTTCTGAATTTAAAAGACTTAAGCTGTCCGCTAATCTTTTTCCACTCTCCTTCTGTTGTCCAATTACCGTCAACTTTGACGTTCTTAGTTAAATAAGGATAAGCGTCTTCTTGTCTCATTCCTTTTAGCTTCAAATATACTTTAGAAGCTTCATTTCCGTTGGATAATCCCATAACGATATATATTAATTTAATTGATTACTTGTTTAATAAGGAGTGTCGTCTTCTTCCTCCTCTATTGATGGTCTGCTTCCTCGAAGTGTGTTACCTTGATTATAATTGTGTACTGCTTGTTGTTCCTCGTTTTCTTCAAATGTGTCGTATACGTGTTCGGATATATTTGGCTCTATAGGTTCTTCTGGAATTTCCTGCCCTAAGATATTAACTTTAGCCCAATTATACAAGGGGTTAACGTCATTTTCGTCCCAAAAACCTAAGAAATTTTTATATCTCTTATATATTAATTTTACAGGGGAATCAACAGGTGTTTGATCACCTCCAGAATATTTTTTCTTGATTTTATCCACGTGAACCAATGTTACATTTTTCATCTCCTCATGCTTGGTGTAGCGATGAGGTAAAAGCATGTCGTCTACTTTCGCCCACCATTTACCTGCTCCTTCAAGTCCAGAGGCTTTTATAGGAGCTGAGTGACCTTTGAAATCCCCTGATTGATGCACATTTCTCATACCGTCTTTTGCAGGGTGCATATTTACAAATAGTGTCACCTTCCTTGATTTACTCCATTTCTTAAATTTATCAGCTACTGCGTAGTGATATTCATGGGAGGAGAGCTTACGATCAATCTCTGAGAAGTCCATTTTAGTAACGGCATTATATGGATCTATAATAAATGTGTCAATCTTTTCCTTAGATAGAATATCATCACATATATCTAAAAGATCTTTGTAAGATAAATCATCATCTAACTCTATGAATTTAAACTCAGAGTTTAAGAATTTTAAACATTTATCAATAGCTATTTTACCATCTTGATCATAAACCTCCTTAATGGTCTTACCCATTAATAGTTGTATCATCTCCATCTTAACCTCCCACATTTCGTTTTCAGGACAGAAGAATACTGTTTTCCACCCATGTAGAACTCTAGCGATTAATTGAAGTAACCACATTAAGGTAGATTTACCAATATTCGGTAACCCTCCAACAATATTAAATTGGTTTCTTTTAAACTTAAAATAAGGATCTAAAGCAGGGTATCCTGTAGTAAGTCCTAATTCTAAATCTCCTTTGGCAAAGCTGTAAATCATTTCCTCTTCTGACTTATCCGCTAAGTATTCATGAGAATTATCTATATCTGCTGGCTCGTCAGGAATCTTAAACTTAGACTCAGGAGTTCTACCATATCCCATTTCTTTTAATTCTCTAGCTGCCATTTTGTGATCTCCACCACAAACAATCATAGCGTAAATAGAGAAAGGGTTGTATGACTTATCCGTGTCGAATATTGTCGATGAAGAGAATATTCTTAATAAATTATACTGTGTATTAAAGTTACCTGAAGGAGTTTTTCTATCGGGTCTGCAAACTGGAATACGAACTCCTTTTTGAGTTTTTATAGTCCAACCTGCTGATTGTAACACACTTTGCCAATTCCCTCTGTCATTATAATCATCCCAAGGCGTCAACCCCTCACTAGCCCAAGGTATATTTGGATTCTCCATAAAGACAGGAGGCATCTCTTCATCTAACATTCTACAACAAGAAAAAATAATATCTCTTTCTTGAGGTGTTATAGTAGGTATATTTGAAAGCTCTCCTTGTTTAATATTATAACCCTCCGTTGGGACTGATACTATATACCCTCCAGAACCCCTCGTTTCTAGCAGGACAACCTTAGTCTCACCTTTCTTCTTCTCTTTCTCTGTTGCTTGTCTAGAAGCTAATTTAACGTTACCACCTATCTTCTCACACTTATAGATAAAGTGATAACCTCCATTAACTGTTTCTGCTACCGTAAGTTTACTATATAACCCAGGAGAGAATAACTCTATCTTATCTATTAATTTATCTACTAAGTGCTTTTCACCTTCTTTCCAAATTTCATTTTTTTGATCAACGTCAATAACCTCCACGTTACCGCTTACTTCTCCACACACTAATCCCACAGCTTCAAATAGATGAGCATTCTCTTCTACGTTAATAAATGTAGACTGGTACTTCTTCCATCCTGATGTATTAGGTACTTTATCTTTTCTTAAAGGGACTATAGATAGCTTCTTCGCTATAAATCCTTTTAGTATCTTCTTTTCAATCATAAATGTGTGACCTTGAGAAAAAGGAGGGCAAAAAGTGGTGGAATAAAGATTTGCCTTTAAACTCCTTTGTTATAATAAATTTCTTTTGCTAGTATTCCACCACTAGTATGAGTGCTAATATAAAATGCTTTTTCGAATTCTGCAACCCTGAGTTAAATATTTTTATACTTCTCTGCAAACTTCTTTAATCCATCTAAATCTTCAGGTAGCACATTTCCATCACTATCTATCCTGTTAATAAACTCCAATAGACCATCACTAAGAAGTATATGTTCCTTTAGTAGTTCTTGTACAGCATTACAGAACTTCATTCTAAATTCTACTTGGTTTTTATGTTTCTTGAAAGCTTTGGGATCTGTTGGCTTAAATACGCCTTTTTCTATAGATCCCAAAGCAGATAGTTTCTGTTCACTTTGTTCTATGATGTAGTTAACACCTTTTTCTATTTTATCTTGTAGGTTCATATTTGAAGTGTGTTAGGTTGAGTTTTAATAGATAACAGTATTGTAAAAACCATTTCGTACCTCAACGGGTGCGCAGGCTCTTTTACAAGGGTGTTGTATTGAATACTATCTATCACTCCACTTTTTGCACTTTATTGTATCAAAGTACATATTTAGAGCTTCGTTTTTTATTTCGTTTGTTAAGGGTATTTCACTTTCTTCTATATTGTTACCCCTAGTTATTATCCTATCATATCTAACCACATCATTATACTTTCTGTGTCTAGTACTTTCTTTTTCAGCAATAAAATATTTATCTAAAAATAGGGTTTCTCTAATTATTGTAAACCTCCAAACCTCTATTCTTAATGCGTTTCTTTGTTTCTTTATTTCAATCATAATTCATTTTTTAATAATCCGTACTCAATACAACACGAGCTAAAACGCAACTCCTTACAGTCGTAGACGTTTAGCTAAAACGTTATAATTAATTATCTCTACTTTGATACAGGTTTAATTTCAACCTGCTCTTTTTGATACCTAACACCCTCGTCAAAAGCCCTTTTCCATAAGTGCCAACTAACAGGGTCTTTCTTTATGCTTTGATTTTCAAATGTTTCTAAACACTTTTTCCTTTGATTCTGTATCTTATCCATTTTTTTTCAATCCCACAGCGCAAAGAATTTTCAATATCACAATGGTATATTACAATTTCATTATCTACCATTATACAGGTATTCCCTGTTAATGCGCTGTTAAACTTATCCATATTAATATTTGGGTAGTCTTTTAATAAAGCATCAATTTCACTTTTAATAAACCCCTCTTTGTTCTTTGTTTTAAAGTTGTAAACCTTTTCTCTAATGTTTTCCATAATAATATTTAACTTCATTTTTTAACAACATCCTCAAGTATAAACCTCTTTAATTCTTCACTAGGACATTCAGCCATGAAATTAGCAAGGTTAGAGTATTTACCTTCCTTATCGTAATTCTTAAACGGAACTATTAAAAGAGTCTTTGTTATACCTAACTTCTTCAATCCCTCGGCTATTTTATTTAAGTCTGAGCGATCATCTGTGATAAAAGACAAGTCTAATGATTTAGTTCCTTTCTTGGCTTTAGCTGTAAGAGTTTTACCTTTAACAACCTTCTCTTTCTTTTCTATAGTCTTTTTCTTGTCAGTAGCGTTATTAACTTCTTCCTTTGAAGCGAAGTTTCCTGCATCTCCAATACCAAAAGTTTTTAATGCTCTGCCGATAGCGGATGTCTCACAATTCTCTACCCAACTAGTCTTGTTAATATCACTAGCTCCCTCTCTTTCCGAAGCGTGTCCTGTTGCAACTACTTCCCCTAAAGAGTTAAGGATCTGAGCTAAGAAGTCTACTTGGTACTTTCCTTCTGATGTTACTATATGGTTTAATAGTCTAGTAACAATCCTGTGATTAGGGTATTTTTCATAAAATACTTTTAATCTAGCTGCTGCTGTGTCGTAATTCTTATCGTAATTATTATATCCCATATTGTTTTTTTATTGCTTGTCTAATTAATTTTGCTACTGACACTCCTTTTTTATCTCCTAGTTTCTTAAGTTTCTGAATTGTGTCACCTTCAAATCTAACTTGAAACCTTACATCTTTAGTCTTCATTTTCTAATCTTAATGTTTCGACCTTACAGAACTTATTTAAATCTGCTAACGCTCTTACCTGATCCTCTCTAGTTAGTTTGTAGAACGCATCACAAACTCTAAATATCTCCTCTGAACCATTCTTAACAGTAAAGGACACTTCGTAATCACTCTGCATCTTTTAATTCTTTAGCTTGTTCTTCAGTTACTTTAATTACCTTACCTTCTTTTAAATCAATAAGAAAAGCGTTAAGTTCTATTAACTTTTCAAGATCCAAAGAAGCGATTCCTCTTGATACATCTTCATATAAGTCTTGAATCTGTTGGATTATCTGAATCTCTTCATCCTTTTCGAATAACTTAGCTTCAACTGGTAGAACTTTTCTTTCTAGTTCCTTAATAAATCTGTTACCGAAGTATTTAATTTCCTTTTGCCAGATTTTAGTATCCTTTAAATCATCTAATGACTCTAGAAGGATTACTCCGTTACAAATAAACGTTGTTGCGATTTCTTTAGTAGCTTTGTCCATGTTGGTTCATTCGCCCTAAGTTAGGGGCTGATATTTTTTTGTTCATAATTGTGTCACATTCAGGACACTTTACTTTTGTTGTGTGCGATTGCACTAACTCATCATCCTTAGTGGCTGAACACTTAGGGCATTTATAATCGAATATTGGCATACGAATTTGTTTAGAGTACCAATCTAAAACAAATATTCGTACTGACAAAATAAAATATGAGAATATTCACAACAAGCAGCCGAAAACATAATAAAAATAATGTTTTGGCTGATGACCAATAAAACTAAGGGAGTTAGTGTTATTTAGTTTTCGTTCATCATTTCGTCTATGAAATCTATAATAAACACCTCTAGCATAGTTTCTATTGTCATTCCTTGTCTCCAAACTAATTCATCTTCAAAGTATTGTTCTTCCCATGCTAGGGATTTACCTATTTCATATCTGTACTCTTCCATTAATTGAATCTTTGCCGAGTAATTTAGTAAATTCCTCCTTAATGGATTTAAGTTCGGTATTAATGTCTTGTGATTTATAATGCTCACTAGTATGATCTAGATATTTCTCAGTAAGTTCTTGGTGCTTTGATTTTAAATGTGCGACCCTCTGACCCTTCGATATCACACTATTCAAATAATCCCTAACAGACTTTAAAGAATCTATAGAGGCAATACTAAACTTCTGAGCTGGGAGTTGATTACCTTTAACCCATTGTTCTCCTACTAGTATTGTAATTTTATCGAAATCCTCATTAGTGGTAATAACTGCGTTACCTTCTTTATCTAATATAATTGTTCTCATCTTTCAATTTTTTAAATAACCCCGACTTGTTTAAATTGTATTACAGTGCAATTTAGATAGTTTCGGGGTTTGGTACTTCTCCTAAATATCTCTTTCTGATAATCCTTTCCGTAATGATTTTAAGTGACTAGGCTTGAGCAATTGTATACTGCATTATATAATGCGGAACAGTATACTAACCAGGATATCGTTTTCCAACTACCTCAAGAGTGGTCGTTGCATTTTAACATCACTCCGCTAATATTCTAATAAGGATAAGTGTGATACATCCAATAATTGTATATCTATTTATACATCCTGATATACCACTCTCCTTTGAGTTTTCTTCTTTTAAGCTTTCCTTCACTTGCTAATTTCTTTACTGTTTCGATATTTCTATTAAATGTGTAAGCGTAAGCATCTATTTTGCAATAAACTCCATCTGGGAATGTTATCTTTTCTATGAAGCTATAGTCGTTTTCTTCAGTCATTTTCTTTTATTTGGTGATATAATTCAGGTTCGTATTTCAAAAGTACTCTTTTAAAGTCTGAATTTTGAGTATATCCGAAGTATAAATCATTAATCTTTTTAAAATTATAACCTCTTTTTACGCATTCATTAACTGATAACCTATTTTCTTCTAAGCATGTTCTAACTTTACTATGAAAAGATGATCTTAGCTTACTAAGTAAGTCAGGTCTTTCTTTTCCTAATCTTATTCTAAGCATCTGAGGGCTGCTAAAGTTGAAATAATTATCATTAAGGTATTTAGCACTAGTCCCTTGATTTACTAGAACTTCTATTTCTGATAAATTATTAGATAAGATTTCCTTAAATGTATCTTTAGCTTCTAGTCTAACCTGTAGGTTGTGAGGTATAAAAGGATCTATCCTCAATTCTGAATAATCCTTTTCATTTATTTCTCCTTTTATTTTTAAGAAATGATTATACAAGGAATCTCCTTTCACGTATCTATTATCTGCTTTATGTTGGTCTGCTTCGAATTGTGATACATAATGCAAGTAACTACTTCTGTCGTGATCTGTATGTTTTACTGCCGTGTAGTGATTCTTTACACTTCTTGGCATAAACGTTAGGTCACATATCAAATAGTAAAAAACAACAGCAGGAGCTAATTCTTCTGTTTTCCTAGATTTAGGTATTAAAGAATCTAATTTAAAATATCCCTTAACCCTTTCTGCTAAATTATTAACCTCTTCAGATTCGAAAATCTCTTTTAAAGCTTCAGCCTTGCTTTTTCCTTTTTGAACTAATTCTATTATCTCATTTAACTCTGAGTCCGTATATGTTTTTCTCATTTTAATCTAATTTAATTCCGTATAAATCATCAGTGTGAATGAATACATAATCTTCTCCTTCCACATTTATCTCATAAATCCCATTCTTGTTTACTACAATTATATCACCTGGGGAAACCTCATCTTTAATAAACCTAGAAGGAGTGATAACCTCTAATAAGTCCTCTCTTTTTTGTTTTCTTAGGTGATCAGGTATGATAATAGTAGTAGTCTCGAATACTGTTTTGAATTTCTTACAAATTGTCCATTTATGAATTGGGACAACATCTCCTTCAGGTGTGACTTTGCAATAAGCTCCTGTCACATACTTTGTAATCATATCTCTCCATAATCTCATAAAGAATGTTCCAGTCTCCTTATGTCTTCTTTCAAAATCAATTGCCCTATGATGAAGGTATAATACATCCCCTACTTCTACTTCATCAAGTGTGATATCATCCTTTTTAACAAAACTTGAAAGACCTCTTGGTTTTCCTACAACAATTCCCTTATGTATTAAGTTCCTTACATCAGCAGGGACAACATCTCCTTCATAAGAATTGAATACATTATCTAAGAACAACTCAACTTCTTTATCTCCTACTTTAAAGTTTTTCTTGAGATGACCTTTCAAGTCAATATCTAATTGTAAATAATCTTTTACTAATTTCATTTAACAAACTGTTTTAAATTAGGAGGGAAAAAATTAACTGACTTCATAATCTTACCGTCTTCACGTTTCAATACTTTACCTTCATCTGTCAATTTAGACATGTTCGAAGCGTGGATCTCTGACATGGTTTCCATAAGCATCTCAGGAGTAACTCCATGATTATAACATCTTCCTATCAATAAGTATAATTGATCTCCTAAAGCGTCTAATATCTCTACTAAGTCGTTATTGTTGCAAGCTTCAAGGTATTCGTCTAACTCCTCTTTAGCCATGTCATATTCCAAAGCGTAATCCCTGTAAGGGATATTCCCAAAACTATCATTTGACACTATCCCAAATGCTTTATTAAAATCTTTTCTTTCTCTAAATAATTCTAACATGATTCAAATTCTTTTTTAAATTCTTCTTCATCCATTACATCCATATTGCCTTCTTTGTCTTTTACTAAATAGTTATTGATAAAAGGAACGATAAAAGGAATAGGTAGTTTATCACCACCCATAAAGCTTAAAATCTCTTCTTTGTTCTCTCCTGTATATTGGATTGATTGGAATACTTTTGGTTTTCTTCTTACAAATTTCATATTAATCTTCGTTTAATAGTTTTCTTAATTCTTTTTTAGCTTCATCACTTAAGTCTTTTAACACATCCATAGCTTCTGCCTTCTGTGCGTTTATTCCTAGTATTGCTAGTACAGTAGCAGCAGAATTAGAAATCCCATTATCAAAAGCATCTTCATCCTCTGAGGAGTCATATCTTTCTAATGCCCATTCTTCTACTGTTTTAAGCTTGATCTTCAACTCTTCATTCTCTTTTAACAAGTTTTCATTTACTTTAGAGTTGTCTGTTTTGATAAATGTGTCACCTTCAACCTGAAATCCCCAGTCTAATTTTGGATATTTCTTGGATAATAGTTCGAAGTTAAAATTCTCCGAGTAAACATCACTCCAAAATTCACATCCTTCTTTTGTGTTAACCCATAATGTTAAAGCGTATACACTAATATTAGGATTCTTAAAACTCCCTATTCTGTACTGATTATCTAAAGCCCAAGTTTTTATCGGCTCTGCGAGGTCTTTAATTTTCATAATGTTCCTATTAAAATGTTAATAATTATTACTGTGTAAATTGATATTGCTGTTATGAAGAGTGTCTCTCTCCATTTTTCTTTTATCTCGTCTGTTACTTTCATGTTTTTCGTTTAGTTTAATTTGACACTTAACACTACAAACTGCGTAATCTCCTTCTACCTCAGAGTGACACACTTCGCAATAGTTTGTAGGGAATAAGCTTAATTGTATTTTCATAAATGTGCAATATAGAACTCTTCGTCTCTAATGATTCTTTCTACTACTTTATACCCTAACACTAGTTCTATTGACAAACTTCTCTTAGAACGGCTCTTAGATAGGTTTAATACCTTTCTTACTTTATCTAATTGTGTATGTACTGGTAATAACTTTTTTCCTTTCTTTTTAAATCCGTAAGGAGCATTCTTAGAATATACCTCAAGGTTCATTTTTTTATTCTGGAGTACTGAAGAAGTTCTTTCTGATACAATACCTCTCTCCATTTCGTTAAGCGATAACATAATCGTTAAAAAGAACTTACCAGTTGCTGTATTAGTGTCGATAGTCTCACCTTTCATATCAAGTATTGATATTCCTATATCTTTCTTGTTTAATTCCTCTATAAAGGTTAAGCCATCTACAACCTTACGGGATAACCTGTCTAGTTTCCAACAAACCAATTGATTAATAGATTTAGATTCAATTAATTGTTTAAGTGTTTTTCCTCCTGGCCTGTTAAATATCTTAGATCCTCCTGAAATATCCTCGTCTGTGATAACATCAACAATATTATATCCTTTAGATTTACAGAAGGTCACACATTTAGACTTCTGAAGCTCTAGGGAGTTATCCTGGCGATCAGTTGATACTCTAATATAAATAGCTACTTTCATAATCTCCGCTAATATAAGTTAAAAACAAGTACTGACAAAATTAAAAAGGACAATCTTCTAAATTAACAGGTAAATCATGGTACTCAGTAACTCGGTACGTTTTAGATTTTAGACACTCCTTAGTATACCTCTTGTTATTTATGAGTAGTTTACTTTTATTCTGGTGATAATGAAAGAATAGCTGTTTATACCCATAAGTTCTTAAACCAGACTCGAAAGGTTCTTTCCATATAGCTTTATTTTCATCTATAACAACAGGCAAACCGTCAACCCTCCATTTTATTAAAACTTTCATATTCTGTATATTTCTGTATAAATAAGTTAATAAAAACGGGGTTTTTTAAGCCCCGTATACATTTTAATTGGTTATTACACAGTTGTTATGTTTAATAATCTTCATCATCCCCATTAACCCACCTATCAATCATTTTTTGTTTCTCATAATATGCCCACCCCCTT